CGAAGAAGCGGAGGCTTTACCTATTACTCAGGAAGTACCAGAAGGGGCTATAGTTGAAAAACCAATAGCTATAATAGTGAGCGATGAAGTTTAAGGAGCTACAAGATACACTAGGTAGGATAATAGTAGAACGTGCCCAGCTAGAGATAGGTACTACTAGAAGCATCAACGGTAAAAAGGTTCGTAGGGTTGCTAGTGGAGATTTGAGGAGAAACCTACAGTTTACCACTAAAGGGAAGAACCTTCTGTTTAGTGCTAAAGCCCCATCTAAAGGTTACGCTGCTTTTGTTCATTATGGAGTAAACGGTACGAAAAAGAGTCAAGGAAGCCCGTTTAGTTTTGGGAGTAAGCAGCCTCCTTCTGAACCTATTCTAAGATGGATGAAGATGAAGGGAGTTAAAGTAAGAAACCAAGACGGTTCTTTTGCTAAACAGACGGAGAGCGCAAAGAAAGGTCTGGCGTTTGTTATTGCAAGGAAGATTAAAGAGCAAGGGATAACACCCCTTCCATACTATAACATGGCGATAAAGTACGTATTTCAAACACAGAAAGACCTAATAGAAAAGGCTTTGGTTAAGGATATAGAATTAAACTTAGAACTGTAATGGCGATAACAATAGAACAACAAGCTAACAGTACATTTAACACGGGTTCAGGGGGGAGTTCTCAGCGTGTTCTTTTGTCACGGGCTAAACTCGTTAACGTGTACTCTTCTACGTCTACAGCTCAAACTAATTTTAAGTATCTTATTCAAGTAGAAGAAGATGGGGTAGAGATATTCAAATCATACGTAAGCCCCAACCCTTCTGGTAGGTGTATGTTTGACCTTTCGCCAATAGTCAAAGAAAGGCTAAAAGCTCCAGTAATAGAAACGGCTGGAGATAGTTACTCCATTCACAACGGTACTTATTCTACCTACCCACTCAATAAATGCGAAGGAGGACAGAAGATATACGAGGTTAAGATAGGTGAGGTGTACGAGGTTACTGGCACTCTTACGGAGTTTCCTAATTTAAGCAGTCATGAGGTGCTAACAGTAAACGGTTACCAAGATTATAAGGATTCATTCCATACTTTAGGGGAGCAGTCTATAGATTTAGTTGATTATTCTTGTAACTATCTTTCTCCTGTAGAAGTTAAGAAAGGCTTCTTATCTAAGATACAAGTAGACACCTACAAGCAGACTAAAAACAACGAATACTACAGAGATTTAGCGGGGGCTTCTGTAGCAGTTCCTACTAGAGAAACAGACTTAGGCTCTATTTCTTGGATTCATGATAGCATATACGTTAATAATGATACTACAGAAATAACTTATGAGTGGTTTGATTCTTCTGGCACTTCGTTACAGGCTTGGACTTATGACGCTACAGATGCAACTAATAACGGTCAAGCACTAAACGCTACTACCTCAGACGGTAAGATTCTATGCGCTCCCATGCATTGGGGTGCTTTAAGTAATAACGCCTCTCTTATAGGTGGGTTTACAAATTCTCTAGCGTGGGAGTTCTACACTATCCAACTAATACAAGCAGACGCTACTTCTGCTAACTTCAAGTGGGCTTTTTATAAGGACTGTACAGGCAATAAAAACGAGTTATATCAGTTAGCATGGACTAACGGAGTGGGATTCTGGGACTACTTCACTTTTAAGCCTCAGACCATGCACGAAGAAAGCGCATCAAAGAAACAGTATAACACTAATGTAGGTACTTACTCAGGTGCAGACTTTAAGCTATACCCTTTTGAGGCTGGTTCTAAGAATTACCAAGTAATACCTAAACGCTCTTGGACGCTATCTAGTGGCAAGATAGATGAAGAACTAAGTAAATACCTCAAAGAGGTAATAAGAGCGAAACAAGTACAGCTAATAACCCCAGAAGGGGACGTACTGCCTGTAATAGTAGATACTAACTCTACCAACTTCTACAGAGATAGAACTAACAAGCTCTACGATTTCCAGATAAAAGTAACACTAGCACAAAGTTTAGAGGGATGAGAATAAACCTAAGAGTATGGGATAGCTCAGATAATCAATTCTATTTAGAGCTGTATTCTAATGACCCTATAAACCTCACTAAGCAGTTCCAAGATATACTAAGTGTTAACGCCCCTAGCGGTTCTTTTACTCAGACCTTTAGAATACCAGCAACGGAGAACAACCAAGCAGTATTTGATAACTTTGAAGATGTAAATTCTCAAGGAGATTTTAACCCTAAGAGAAAACTAAAAGCAGAACTAGAAGCCAATACACTAACCGTATTGAGTGGGTATGTCCAGTTTGTAGCTTGTTACATAGAGAAGAAAGGATTCCCAGAGTACGAGATAGTTTTCTTCGGTGAGACTGTAAACCTATTTAGAAGCGTAGGAGACAAGAAGCTAAACGAACTAGACCTATCTTCCTACGACCACGAAGTAAACTATACTAATGTAGTATCTTCTTGGGCTGGAACTTTATTCTCTGGAGATGTTATCTACGGTATAGTGGACAAGGGTAGAAACTGGGCGCAAGATGGAACGGGAAACCCAATAACAAGCACAAGCCCAATATACCCAGCTCAGTTAACACCTTTTTTAAGGGAGAAGGTAATACTAGAGAAGATAATAAACGAGGCAGGGTTTACGATAGAATCTACCTTTTTAGATAGTTCTTATTTTACAAATCAGTACACGCCCTTACTTAATGGAGGTTCGTTAGTTGAAAGAGATTTATCAGAGTCGAATCTTTTCGCTGCTGGTCTTACTGCTGATGAAACTGTGACGGGTTCTAACGGTGTATTTATATCTAACGCCTTTAGTGATTCAGCTCCCTTTTATGACCCTGACGGATATTTCAACACTGCAACGGATTCGTTTTCACCTCCAGCAACGGGGGAGTACATGATGGAACTTAACGCTACTGTAGACGCTACAAGCTCCCCGTTAAACCTGAATAAATCTATAAGTGTTGCAATAAGGAACATAACAGACTCGCTAAACGTATATCAGACGGACGTAGTTTCTATTCCTGCTGGTGCTGAGTACATATTCTCTGAGGCTGTAACTGTAGAATTAGACTCTACTAAAGACTACTCTCTAGCGGTTATCTATAGTCAGCAGGACGGGTATTTTACAGTAAAAGGTAACAACCAACTATCTAACGTTGGAGGTAACACATGGATAAGGCATGCGCAATCATATAACCTCCTTTACGGTTTTGATACGTCACTATCTCTAAACGCTCCAGATATTAAGCAGAAAGATTACCTATCAAGTATTCAAAAGATGTTTAACCTTGTATTCGTACCAGATGAGAACGACTCTACAAAGATACTTATAGAACCATTCCAAGACTACAAAGGAACGGGTAATACTTTAGACTGGACTAACTTAATAGACTACGATAAGAGCGTTAAGATAGAACCTACTACCTCTATCCAGAAACGGGACTATGAATGGACTTACTCAGAGGATAAAGATATAGCTAACAAGTTCTACAAAGATAATGCAGATAGAATCTATGGTAGGTATCTAATAGAAGATACAGAAAACGATTTTTCCACAGGGAAGGAAACAATAAAAAACCCTTTTGGGGCTTACCCTTGCTCTTATATTAACGGCACTACAATAGTAATACACAAGACAATAGATGCAAGTGGTCAAGTAATAAAAGACCCTAAATGTAAGTCCGTGTTTTGGGGAGGTCTTATAGACTCAGAAACAATATTTATCTATGATGATTCTACTTCTTCATCTCAAGCTGTAACGCAGTACCCTTATTTTGGTCACTACTCTAACCCTGTAGCAACTATAGACGGGGAAGACTTGAACTACGGGGGGGAAACCCCACTTCATAACATAGAAGGAAACCCTTACAATAACCTCTACAATAAATACTGGAGGGACTATGTGAACGAACTGTATTCTGTAGAGTCTAGAAAGATGACAGCATTCTTTAACCTGGATTTAGTTACTTATTACTCTTTGGGGTTTGATGACCTTATCTTTATTAAGGATGCTTACTGGAGGGTGCTAAAAGTAAACCAGTTTCAGCCTAACCTAGATGAGCTTACACAAGTTGAACTAATCAAAATACTAGATACTCCTAGACCTTGCGAGTACATTCCTTCTACTATATCAACAGGGGGAGTGGTGCAGTTCCTAGATTCAGCAGGAGCTACTTCTGGAGGCTCTGAGGAGTGCTGTACTTTTTGGGGGTACGAGTGGTCTAATGTTAATTCCAGATGCTACGCTTTTGGTTCTCAAGAAATAGTCCTACCTCCTACTGGCTTATCTACTAGAGGCGTATCTAATGAAAGAGCGATAAGCATGGGGACTAACTCTATAGGGGTAGGTTCTAGTAACGGGGTTTACTCTGGTAGCAATAATAATATAGGAAGAGGTAACGCAGCTTCTATAGTTGTAGGAGAGAATAATACCGTACTGGATGATATAGGCTTTTCTCAGGTATTTGGTAAGGACGCTTACGCATGGTCTGACGGGTTGGTAATTAGTAGGAACGCCATAGCAAAAATAGGAGATGCACAAAGCGGAGTAAAAATATTAACCTTCAACGGTGCTATGAGTGGAACGGTTACTCTATTCCCTTACTTGGATATTCCTAATAACTCAACTCTAGCAATAGATATGAACTACTGCCTAAGTGAGTGGAATGCAGCCTCCTCTAGGATAGTATCAGAGCATAATCTAAGCGTAAGTACGGTAATAACTAAAGACGGCTCAGGCTCTTCTTTTGTAACTCCTGTAATCATTAAGGACGTAGGTACTTCGGGTTCTGGTCACTACACCCCAGATATAGATAATACAACGGATGCAACCCAGCATAGAATACAATTAACAAAGTCTGGTAGTGCTTTATCTAATAACGTTAATATAGTTTGCAGAATAGAGTACACTATGACTAGGCACTAAAAAAGGGGCTTCTACGTTTAGAACACCCCTCTTATGCTTAACCAATATGCTACTCTTGACGCTAAGATAGAACTTTTTTCTAAACCTACAAACTTGCGTATCTTTATATTATGGAAATAAAGAACGAAATACTCTCCTCTATTGAGGTTCTAGTACATCAAAAGGTAAAGTACAACACCCTTCCCAAGTGGGTTAGGTTTGCAGATATTCTATTAACTGTAGTCTATTTAGTAGGGTATGGAACTATTCTAACCTTATTGATATTATGGCTAATAAAGTAGTAGTTGAAATAGATATAAACACAGGGGAGGCTACAAAAAATATAGAAGACCTTACCGATTCAATAGAAGAAGTAAAAACCTCCACAGAAGACGCTGGTAGTTCATTCTCTGAGCTTGGAGGTGTTGTAGACGGAGTTTCGGGTGGTATGGTTTCTGGGTTCACCAAAGGTATTGGAGCAATAAGAGCTGCTACCAAAGGTATGAAGCTCTTAAAAGTTGCTTTTGCTTCTACTGGTATAGGGTTGCTTGTAGTAGCGGTTAGTTCGCTCGTCGCGTACTTTACATCTACGGAAGAGGGAGCAAAGAAATTACAGACGGTAATGACTTTTTTCGAGGTCATATTCAGTAAGATTACCAGCTTAATAGCTCCTATGGGAGAAGCTATTATGGCAGCTTTTAACAATCCAAAAGAGGCTGTTTTAAGTTTATGGGAAATGATTAAAGAGAACATCATGAACCGTATTGATGGTCTGATAAACGGATTCAAAGCCTTAGGCACTGTACTAGAAGGGGTGTTCACATTAGATTGGGATTTAATCAAAGAAGGTGCGGGTAATTATGTAGATGCTGCTCTGCAATTTGCTACGGGTGTTGAAGACGTAATAGGGAAGGTGACAGAGGGCGTGAGTAACCTGATGGAAGAAGTAGTAGCAGAAACGAAAAAAGCTCTCGATATAGCTCAGAGATATATAGATTCTCAATTTCGTACTCGTGACCTTATCCAAAAACTAACCGTAGACAATGCTAAACTAAGCGCAACTATTGACGAGCAACAGAAGAAGATAGATGATACTACTCGCTCTTTTGAAGATAGAAAGGAAGCACTAAGATTACAATCGGAAGCCTCCGCACAATTAGCTAAAAACATAGCAATACAAGCCCAAGCAGAAGAGAGTCTTCTAAGGCAGCAGATAGCTATAACATCGGGGGTAGAAAAGAGGGAAGAACTAGAAACACAACTAGCGGAGAAGATAGCCCAAAGGATAGAAGCAGAGAAGCAAGTAAACATAGTTAACCTAGAGAACGCTCAAAAGACTAGAGAGATAGACAGAGAGGAGTTTGATAGAAAAAGAACCATTCTACAACAGTTAACAGATTTAAGGCTAGAAGCAAACACCAACGAACAAGAGGTAGAGCTAGAGAGGTTAAAACTAGCAGAAGAAAACGCCTTAACCGAATTAGACCTACTAAGGGCAACAGAAGAAGAGAAGCAACAAGTAAAGGACTACTACGCACAAATCACAGCTAACAAGAAAGCGGAGTATCAAAAGAAAGAAGACGAGGTGAAAGCTGCTAAAGATGCAAAGGACAAAGCAGAAGCTCAGAAGAAGATAGATGATGAACTAGCAAAGGAGAAAGAGCTGAGTGACGCTAAACTAGCACTGACTAAAAGTACATTTGGTGCTATGAGTTCTCTGGCTGAGGCTTTCGCTGGAGATTCAGAAGGAAGTGCTAGAAGACAGTTTAAGATATCAAAAGCGTTAAGTATTGCGGAAGCTACCCAAAATACTTTTACGGGTATCACTACAGCACTAGCAGCTAAGGGTGCAGACGGGTTACTACCTTTTCCTGTGAGACTAGCAAACGCAGCAATAGCTGGAGCTATGGGACTTGCTCAAGTGAAAAAGATAGCAAGTACAAAACTAGGTAATACTACCCCTTCTTCATCAGTTGGTGGGGGTGGGGTCGCTGGGGGAGGTTCACCCGTTACTACTCCTACACTAGATACTTCCGCACTAAACACAGAACCACAACAAAATATTCAGGCGTATGTACTAGATAAAACTATTACACAAACGCAAGCACAAAACCAGAAGATAGAAGAACAAGCTAACCTTGTACTATGAGAATAATTGAACTAGTAATAGATGAAAACGCTGAGGTATTCGGAATGGATACCGTATCAATGGTAGAATTTCCAGCCATAGAAAGAAACTTTGTAGCGTTAAAGAATGACCGTGTAGAGTTTAAGACTGTAGACGAAGATAAGCGTATTATAATGGGTGCAGCTTTAACACCTAAGAAGCCTATCTACAGAGTAGACGAGGAAGGGGATTACTACGTATACTTCACAGAGAAGACCGTAAGAAGAGGAGCGGAGTTGTTCTTTCGTGAAGGCTTCCAGTCTTCTGTTAATATAGAACACGATAAGACCGTAGAGGGTGTATTCTTTTTTGAGTCATGGATAGTAGAAGGAGAGCAAGATAAGTCTCGTATTTACGGACTAGATGAACCCGTAGGCACTTGGATGCTTACGGCAAAGGTAGAGAACGATGAAGTATGGAACGACTACGTAAAGACTGGAAAAGTAAAAGGATGGAGCATAGAGGGTTATTTTGCCGATAAGGTAAAGATGCAGAAGACCCTAGTAGAAGAGTTAGAAGAAGCACTAGCAGAGTCTTACGCTGACTATCCAGAAGGTGTAAAGAATAACGCCAAAAGAGGAATAGAGCTAAACGAAAAGAACGGTAATAAGTGTGCTACTCAGGTAGGCAAAGTAAGAGCGCAACAACTAGCAAAAGGTGAGGCTGTATCTTTAGAGACTATCAAAAGAATGTACTCTTACCTTTCAAGAGCAGAGGGAGACTACGACGAGAACGATACGTCTGCCTGTGGCACTATCTCCTATTTATTGTGGGGAGGTAAGTCTGCTTTAGGATGGTCAAGAAACAAACTTAGAGAACTTGGAGAGCTAGACTAATGAACGAGATACTTACCGTTTTATTCTCTTCTGGTATTACACTCTTCTTAACTAAAGAGGGTGTTTCTGCATTTAAGCAATGGAAGAAGAAGGAAAAGACAAGGTTTAACACCGTGCTACCTAGAGTTTCTGAGGTGTATGAAGAGATGAACGAACTGTTAAACACAGTCAAGGCTGGAAGGGTTCTAGTATTAAAAGCTCATAACGGAGGGGGAAGACCGTCTGTAGGTACTCAGTTATACTCTAGTGCAGTCTATGAAGTTTGGGGAGATTTGAGGAGCGTTAAAGAGAGTTGGCAAAAACAGCCACTAGACGAAGAGTATACTCAGCTACTTGTTAAGCTAGAATCTAATGGGGTTGCCTACCTTAATACTAAAGATATGAAGGATGGAATGTTAAAGCAGTTGTATTTTGCTTCTCATATTTTGCACTCGGTAGTAGTTAAGATAGCCCAAGACGAGAACAACCTCTACTACATGAGTATAAACTTCTCCCATCCTGTAGACTTAGAAGAACCTTCTGTAAGGGAGAGCGTAAGGTCAAGCGTTAACCGTCTTAAACAGCTCTGGACTTAGTGTAATTCCTACACCTTTTTTCTAACTATCCAAAAGTTTGCACACCGTACCCGTTCAATAAGTCTTGTAAGAAAGTATTGAAATGGAAAGTACAGTAAAGACCCTTATTAAGGGGTTGTTTGAAAAACACAACGTAGACCCGAAAGAGGTTTTTACAGAAGTTAAACTAGCCGAAGAAGTGCTAGAAGATGACACCGTAATTGTAACAGAGGGGGAGTTTGAAGTAGGAGCGCCCGTAATGATTAAAACAGAAGACGGTGAAATGGTTGTGCCAGAAGGTACGCATAAGCTCAAAGACGGTACTCCTTTTGAAGTAGACGCTAACTCTATTGTTATTGCATGGGGTGAAAAGGAAGAGGAAGAGAAAGAAGAAGCGGAAAAGGAAGAAGAAGAAATGTCTGCACCTCTTACAGAAGAGAGAGTAGAATCTATGATTAAAGAAGCTGTATCTACAATGCTAGAAGAGTTCTCTAAGATTCAATCTGAAACTCTAGCAGAAGCTACAAAGAAGGCAGAAGACGCTGAGTCTAAAGCTGAAAACCTTTCCAAAGAATTAGAAGAACACCTATCTAAGGCTAGTGCTGAGAAGTCTACTAAGCCTCAAAAGGTAGTAGTTCAAAAATCACTAACAGAAATGAGTAAGAAAGAGCGTATGATGTACGCTTTCAACTCACGTAAAAAGTAAACCCCCCTAAATAGGGATAAAAATAGACACAATGTCAGATATTACAATTTCATCAAGTACCTATGCAGGGGAAGCAGCAGAAGGCTACCTAGCAGCGGCACTAACTACAGCGGATTCAATCGCTAACAACTTCGTTACTCTACATGAGAACGTTAAATTTAAGCAAGTACTACAAGTATTTTCTCAGGATGGGAATTTAATTCAGGACTTTGCTTGTGACTGGGGTACTGCTGGACAGCTTACACTAGCTGAAAAGGTTCTAACGGTTTCTGAGTTTAAGGTGAATCTTGAGTTCTGCAAGGCTCAATTCCGTTCTACTTGGACAGCTTACGAGACTGGAAGAGGTTTCATTGAAGACCAGATGCCTCCATCTATTGAGGACTTCATCATCATGTACGTAGCTGAAATAGTACAAGAGAACGTAGAGTATAACCTATGGCAAGGGAACTATGACCCAGCAGGGGCTTCTCCTACTTATACTGACTTCAACGGTATCTGTCAAATCCTAGAAGGAGACGCAGCTACTAACGATATCGACCTAGTAGACACAGACGGTACTACTCAAATCACAGCTTTCGCTAACGGTGAGCAAGTAGTTTATAACATGAACTTGATTATGAACGCTCTACCTTCAAGACTTCGTAAGCGTGAGAAGTTCCGCTTCTTTGTATCACCAAAGACTCGTGACCTATACCTACAGCGTTTAGCAGAGTTAGGATGGCAAGACGTTTACTACTCTAATGATGGTACAGCTTCGGCTCGTTTCCAGTCTTACGAAGTAGTAGCTCCAGCAGGATTTCCAGATGATACTATCATCTATGGTAACTCTGAGAACTTCCACGTAGGTACAGACTTAGTAGCTGATACAAACGAGGTTAAAGTTTTGGATATGTCCTTACTAGACGGTTCAGATAACGTTCGTACAGCTATGCGCTGGACGTTCGGTACTCAAGTAGGAGTAGCTGGAGACGTTTACATGGCTTTCCCTGACGCAGTATAATTGACTAACAAAAGGGGGTAACTGTTTTACGGTTGCTCCCCTTTATAAACTTATAACAATGGCTTGTGATTACAGCACAGGAAGAGCGTTACCCTGTAAGGACGCTATAGGAGGTATTAAGTCCCTGTACTTTGTGACAGATGGAACAAGCCCCTACACTTTGACAGATGCAGACGTAACTTATACGGCTTCAACTCGTCAGCAAATTTCAGATATCGATACAGCTATCACTGTTTACCAGATTGACCTACCAAGAAATACAGCCACTTTTGCAGAACCTATTGAGGCTTCAGATGAGAATGGTAATTTTTTCTATACACCTACTTTAGAGATTTCTCTACATAAGTTAGAGTATGAAACTCAAGACCTTTTACACGCTATTGCAAAGAACTATCAGAGCGTTTTCGCTTTGAATGATGCAGGCAATATCTTTTGTGCTGGTTTTGAGCGTGGTCTAGGAGTATCTGGAGGAGATACGCAAGTAGGTGCAGGGCTGGGAGACGGTCAAAAGTTTATGCTTACCCTTTCTTCACAATGTGCTGAAAGAGTAAAGATGCTTCCAGCACCAACAGCAGGGGCTACAGGATATCCTTTTGATGGTCTAGCTACTGTAGCGAATGTAACTATTTCAGCTACACAGATTACCCCAGCATAACAAACTACTAACCTAATACTAAGGGGGTGGGTTTATTCCTATCCCCTTTTTTTGTACTATGATACACCTACAAAAGAACATAGCAGAGAATGATATTTTTCTCACTTTATACGAATGGAAGAAAGATATATCTTTTACGAACTATCTTTTTAAGCTGGTTCATCAAACGTCTTTTAAGGAGTATTTTTTTGTGGGTGATGCTTTGGTAGATAATGAGCGATACACAAAGATAAGACTAGCTACAAACTCAGATAGCACTAGTAGTATATTACTGAATGAGAGTGGGTATCTTTACTATTATGTTTATGCTCAGGACTCAGATAGCAACTTAGACCCAACAAACGCAATACAAGAGATAGAACGGGGTATTGTTTCAGTTCCTTCTGGAGATACCTACTTTACGCCTAACAGCGCAACAATAGACGATACTGTATATTATGGATAACAAGATAAGCGTAGAAAAATATTCTTTTGCTTCATATAAAGAAAAGGACAGAACCGAGAAGCTAGAAAAGTGCTACATCAAGTACGGGAAAGATAACGACTTTCCACAGTACCTAACAGAGCTTTACCTAAACTCTTCTACTCATCACGCTTTATGCGATTCTATTTCTTATATGATTGCTGGAAAAGATATAGAGTACAAGCTACCATCTACAGGGATTCAAGTTCAAAAGTTAGGGCTTAATAACTTGAAAGGGTTACTAGCTTTCGACTTAAAAGTTCATGGTTCTTTTGCCTATGAAATAATAAGAGATAACAGAGGGGATATCCATTCTTTAGAATATATCCCTATGGCTAACCTTCGCCCTGAACAAGTAGATACAGAAGGAGAGGTAAGAAACTACTACTACTGTGAGGACTGGACAGATAGAAAACTTGTAAACATAGCGAAAGAGAATCCTATTCCTGTTTACGACTCAGAAGCCAAAGAGAATAAGAGTATAGTAGTCTGTAAGACTCCTACCCCTGATTCTATTTACTTCTCTAAGCCCGACTATATAGGTTCATTAAATTACATTGAACTAGAAAGAGAGATATCTACCTTTCATGTAAACAATATTAAGAACGGTTTCTTCCCTTCTGCTATTGTAGTGAATAAGAACGGACTTCCTACCCAAGAAGAGAGACGCTTCCACATGAACGATATAGAATCGGAACTAGCAGGAGCGCAAAACGCTGGTAAGATAATTAACTACTACGTAGACAATGCAGACCAAGCTCCAGATATACACGCTTTTGACTCTAACGATGCTGATAATATGTACGACTTTCTTTCTGGAGAGACTACAGCAAAAATCATGATAGGTCACAGGGTTACTACCCCTGCTTTATTTGGTGTAAAGACAGAAGGGCAGCTAGGAAATACTCAAGAACTAGAGACGGGTTCGGTGCTTTTTGAGTCTACCGTGATTCAGTCCATGAGAGATATACTAGAGAAGGGAATAGAGATAGCGTTAAAAGCTGCTGGAGTAACAGAAGAGATAACTATCCCAACCAACAACCCTTTTATACCTAATAACGCTAAGAAGACCTTAGAGAGTACAGAGATACAGTCTATTATTGATGTCATAGGAAGGGTAGGAACAGACCTAACCCCAGAACAAGCAGAAGGTATCTTAGGAATAATGGGAATAGAACCAGAAACGGCTAAGAGTTTCTTTTCAAGGAATGTACTAGACGAGTTCCACGCATCTATTCAAGATGATTTAGAAGGATGGGTATGTATTGATGATGAAGAAGCAGAAGAACATGAAATGTTTGATTTTGAATCTAACCTAAACAACCTATCGAAGGAGTTATTTACTTCTACGGGTACAGCTAGACCTAACTCAAAAAGCTCACAAGATGGTGAAGTAGACGGTGTAAAATACAAAGTACGATACTACTACAACCAAAAAAGCGGAGGGGGTAAACATAGAGAGTTCTGTGAAAAAATGATGGCAGCCAACAAGCTATACAGAAAAGAGGATATTGTTAGAATGGGTACTATGGCTGTCAATAAAGGCTTTGGTATAGGAGGTGCAGATACCTACTCAATCTGGGAGTTTAAAGGCGGAGCGCAATGCCATCACCGCTGGTTCAGAAAAATCTTCGTAACAGAAGGAGCTAACGTAGATGTAAATTCTCCAAATGCTGAAACAATTTCCACAACAAAAGCAAGAGCTAAAGGATTTAACCCAGAGGCTAATAGTAACCTAGTGGCTATCGCCCCTATTGATATGCCTAATAAAGGCTATGTAAACCCTAGATAAAATGGTAATATACGCAGATTCAGATTACATAAAAGCCTACACATACTTAAATGGAAGTATTGGAGATGATTATCTACGTGTGGCAATGCTTACGGCTCAGGATAAATGGATTCGACCGTACTTGGGTGATAGTTTGGATGCTTACCTTAAAGCACAAATTCAAGCAGGAACTTTATCGGGTAATTATCAAACGTTGGTTAATACTTATGTTAAGCCTGCTTTCGCTTGGTTTACTGTGGTGGAGTACCTTCCTAACGCTTTAGTTAAGATAGATAACTCTGGACTAGTTCAAAGGGTTTCAGATGATACTACCCCAGCTACAAACGCTGATAAGAATAGACTTGTTAACCAAGCAACGGATAACGGAGAGATGTATAGACAAAAGTTAGTAGATTACTTGTGTGCTAACTCTACTTTATTTCCTGAGTTCTCAGATAACGTATTCCCAGAGAATTCACCTATCTACGATAACTATCAAAATGCTGGTATGACTGTTTCAGGTGGTCACAGTAGAACGTCTGTAGGATATAGAAGAGACCCTATCTACGATGTGAGATAAAAAAGACTAGTACGCCAATACCAGTCTTTCTTAAATATTTAATCACCCCTATTCAAAGTAGGGATAAAAATGTTCGTATGAACTACAAAGATAATAAAAGTTTCCAAATGGACAAGAGAAGAAAGAAGAATCTAATAAAATTACGTGAATGGAAGAAGGGTAAAGGTTTTTTTGTACCTTGCGATAAACAAAACGAACAATCATGGAAAAATGGCAAGCAATAGCCTACGCTGGAACTGAGATACAAATGCTCACAGATATGAGAGACGCAGGAGATTTAAGCGTAGCAGAATGGAGTTATGAAGTAAACAGGATACTAGATGCAGTTGACGAACTTTAGCCTATCAGAGTTTGACTCCCCAGACCGTAAAGGTAGCGGGGAGGAAATGAAAGCAAACTTTTTAAAAAAACTACAGGAAGCCCGTTCTCTAGCTGGTATTCCTTTTTCTATTAACTCAGGGTACAGAACAAAACGCCATAACAAAAGAGTAGGGGGTACACCTAACAGTTCCCACCTTAAAGGTTTAGCGTGTGATATCTCATGCACCAATTCTACAGAAAGGGCTTTGATTATGTCCTCTTTAATTAAGGCAGGGTTTAAGAGAATAGGAATAGGTACTTCTTTCATTCATGTAGATTTGGACTTAGATAAACCTCAGAATGTTTTCTGGTTATACTAGACAAGATGAAAAGAATGTTTTGGGATATTGAAACCTCACCTAACGTAGTTTTAAGTTGGGGTGCAAGTTGGAAGGAGCGATTGAGTTATAGTAACATTCTTGAAGAAAGAAAAATAATTTGTATCTGCTGGAAGTGGGAAGGTGAGGATAAAGTACATTCTTTAGACTGGGGTAAAAAGCAATGCGACAAGAAACTCTTAAAGGCGTTCATAAAGGAGGCTAACAAAGCATCTGAGTTAGTAGCTCACAACGGGGATAGATACGATTTAACATGGCTTAAAACACGCTGTTTGTATCATCGTATTGAAGCCTTCCCTAAGTATATAACTATTGACACGTTGAAACACGCTAGAAGCTCTTTTAGATTTAACTCTAATAGGCTGGATTATATAGCTCAATTTTTGGGTGTAGGCAAGAAAGTTGAGACAGGAGGTTTTCAGTTATGGAAGGACGTAATGAACAGCGAAGAGGGAGCATTACAAAAGATGGTAGACTACTGTAAGGGAGATTGTGTTGTGTTGGAGAACGTCTACAACGAGTTAAAGAACTACGTACCTCACAAATCCCACAGAGGGGTATTAACGGGGGGTAAAAAATGGCACTGCCCCGAATGCGGTTCTACTCATGTAGGACACAATAAAACATACACTACAATGACTGGGGTAATCAAAAGATACATGAAGTGCAGAAGCTGTAAAAAGCCTTATATTATTAGCGACAAAGTGTACAGTAAATTCTTAATTGAAAACGCAAAATGAAATACCCTATAACAATATTAGAGAACCATAAGCGCATTATGCGACAAATGGAAGCGGAGCTAAAAACAAAAGGCGAATATCCACAAGAAGAGATTGACAAAGTTAACGAGCTTATGGATATGGTAGATGAAGCTATTAAAGTCTTGAAAGATGAAGAAGCTAAAAGAGACTAAAGTAGGTGCATGGCTTAAAGATAAAGCCCCTAAAGTACTAGAGATAGTTTCAGACCTTACAGGGATTGAAGCCTTAGACCGTGTAGGTGACCTTATTAAAGGCGAATCTATGTCTATCCAAGATAAGCTAGAGTTTGAAAGGTTACTATCTTCTGAGCGAATGGAAGTGATGAGGCTAGAGGTAGAGAGAATAAAGAACGCCCAAGATAGAGAGGTAGGAGTAGTTCAAGCTACTGGGAAGCCTGACTATTTCCAGTGGTTAGTGGGTTCTGTAGGTCTAGGAGTGTTTTTAGTGATAGTCATTAACGGACTGTTCTACGATATAGAGAACGAAAAAGTGTACTTTCATCTCTTAGGTATTGTGGAGGGGATTGTTTTAGGTATCTTTGGGTACTACTTCGGCTCTAGTCTAGGAAGTAAGATTAAGGATATGCACATTAAGGATATATTTAAGTAGTTCTAGTAGCGTCTCACAGGCGCATTTTTTTTGTTTTGTTTGAAGCCTCCAGAGATGGGGGCTTTTTTTTTCTGTTAATAAGTTAAGAATATTAAAGATTTTTCTTACCTTTACGGAAACGAAACAAAACACTATGAACACATTTCACAATTACGTAAGCGCACTACGTTCTATTTCTAAGAATGTAAAAGCTAGAAAGGTAGGAAGTCAAAACGAAGTAGGTATTCTATGGAGGTTTGCTACTAACGATTCTTTAGAGTTAATCTACGATACCATAGGAAACTTTAACATCTACCCAATGGGTAAGCATATATTCATTTATAAATCAATCAAATAAAACAATCATGAAAAAAGTAATTAAGCAGATTCAGTCCAATGGAGACTTTGAAACTCAGCACGGAAAACTATACTCTTTTGAGTACATATTCGAAGACGGCTATTCTGGGTTGTGTAATCATAAGACTCCGCAGTCACCTTTTCAACTAGGTCAAGAGGTTTTTATAACTGAGAGCGGGAAGTCTCCAAGGGGTGATCAAAAGATACGGGTGCACAATGATGATCAGAGCCAATATAACGCCCAAAAATCAACTCAAAGCAATTCTGTAGCATCAACTACCAGAGATGAAACAATAAGCCGTCTAGCATGCTTAAAAGCCTCTGCAGAGTTTTACGCTGAAAGAAACGTAGGAGAGAACGAGGTAGTTTATACAGCGATGCGCTGGTTTGAATGGGCTAAAACTGGAAACTTTACACCTAAAGGATGAATATTAACCCAGTAGCATACCCAGGAATTACCGACTTTTCATCAATGAAAGACTACGGCTACGATTCTTTGATAGATAAAGCGGTAGCCTATTTTAAGCTAACCAGAGAAGTACTAACGGGTAGGAGTAGGAAGGAAAACATAGTAGGAGCAAGGCAGGTTGTTATGTGGGTTCTTATGGAAAAGATGAGGTTCGGTTGTAGCGAGGTAGGAAGGTTGATGGATAAAGACCATGCAACCGTTTTACACGCTAGGAAGAAAGTAAACAACCTTATGGACGTAGAGAAAGGCTACAAAGAATACGTTTACGGCTTTGTAAATACGTTGTAGATCAATAGGCAATATTGCCACAGTAACCATGAAAAAGAAAGAAGATGGTAACTACATTTAATAAGACGGACTTGGTAAGGTTTGGTAACTTCCTAATGGAAGAAATAGCATCAGGTAAAAAGGAGAAGCAACCTTATGAAGATTATAAGGTAACTTATGCAGATATCCAGAACTGGATGGTAGATAGACAAATATCAGCAGTTGACTTCTTTAAGAAGTTAAATGTTAATGACGTTCCAGAGGACAAGAAAGAGGCGTTTATTCAGCTTAAGCCTTTACTAGATAATTTAATATCCGAAAGTATTGTAGGCCCTGATGGGACTTTCTAAAACTTTTTAGTATATTTGTATAGCATTGTCACGGATGCAATAAGAACTTTGGTTAACGAACCAATAAACCCTTGTAGACCCCCGTGACGGTTTGCAGGGGTTTTTTTAATACACGTAGATGAACCATTCATTTAACATAGAAGACGCTAAAACCTACGGGATCAACTGCGCTGTTATCCTAGAGAATATTAGATTCTGGGTAGCAAAGAACAAAGCCAACGATAAACACTACTACGATGGTAAGTTCTGGACGTATAACTCAATTAAG